GTTTGCTTAGACAGCCCAGTGTAGTACGCGCCGGTCGTGTTCATCCTCGAAAAGTGAGCAGGGCCGCACGCGCCAGTGGGCGTCTCGGTGCTCACCGGATAATACGCCGCTTGTTGAGCAAGGAGGTGAGAGCTCGCGAAACTCCCAGCACTGTATGGGACACCGGTACGCGGCCCCATCGGGCTTGGAGTCATGTAGCCCGCTGAGGCCGTGGTAACATCCTTGTTCTGTGCAATCACCCACGGACGTGAGGTCAATGCCTGAAAAGGATTCTCGGTCTGAAATTTCGCAGTGTTGTACGACCCATCCTGCGCTGCCCACGAGTGAGAGCCTGGCATGATCTTTGCTTCTGCCAGGTTGTTTGGTGGGCAACGGAAGTAATTTGTAGGGTTGTAAACGCCAACGGGGAAGCGCTCATTGGAAGCGCCGCCGTTGACCGCGTCATAACCATCGGGGGACGAGGTGCCAGTTTCGTAGCTGTTGCCGTACTCGTACACAGTCACTGCGCCCTGTTTGTAAATTTGCGCAGTAGTGTTGACAACCTCGAAACCACTGTAGACAATACGATAGACACCTAGGTCGGTATCTGCGTAGTCTAAGTAATCGTCGAGGGTAATGTTGTGTGATGCATAGAGTGCGGATTCGTCTTCTGAGCTCGGCGGCATGTGGGCAGGAGTGAAAGTGGTGTTACCCTCGCCGTTACCGTCACCCGGGACTGAGTTGATTATGAGGCCATCCATGCGACTCGTCTTAGACGCAGTGAAGCTGTCGTTTAGCTTGGCTCCCGTGATCAAACCGGCGGCATTGTAGGTATTGGTAGCACCCGTGCCCGCGCCCATTGGCTGAGCCCGAACACCGACAGTTGCGCTCTTTGGAGCGTAGTCGATGGGGGACAAAACCATGTGGCAATCCCAGGTGTTTCCATCTGGCAAGCCATGTGGGGCGCTGATGTTTACCGCCTGGCGGATCTTCACGACGACGGTTGGCTCGGTGGCTATGTCAGGATATCCGCGCAAATTCTCAAGCTGTTGGTCGTGAAACGGGTCAAGCGCGAACTTGACCCAATCGCACGCCTCCGGCGTGATCAGGCGCTCCTGGCACAATGAACGCATTGGATCTTTAGCGCGTACGACATCGCGCAAGCGTTCGGCCTCCGAGTTACCCATGTAAATCAAGCGAGTGTGTTGTGGTTCTTCTGTTTAATCCTAAGATTTTCGGCCCGGCATGGCCTTGTAGGGATTTGGGTGTTTGGAATCCGGTCTGGAGTAATAACCGTCACCAATTTTCTTGCTGCAAATTGCGGTACAGCAAGTCCTACCACCCGCAATGCGGACTCACAAAGCGCTGAGAATGTCTTCCAGCGTCGCGCGGGCCTGCCGCCGTGTGGATTCGGGCAAGGCGTTGTACAGCGCTCTCTCATCGGGAAACGCTGCAGCCATTGCCACGCCCAGCGGGGGCTCTGGCGCGATGTCATCGCCGAGCGGATCGTCGGCGGTGATGTTTGTGAGTGCTGGCGGAAGCTTGTACGACCTAATCCCCTCAATCGTCTTCTGAGAGCTTAAGCCTTGGTC